GCTGTTCTAAGCGGCGAGCCGGTATACTAGTCCTCGACGGTGGCCCATCAGCATCCCGTAGCAAAAAATCGCCAGCGGGCAATCCTCATGGGTCAGTGTCTTGGCTTAGTACTCGGTAAGACGCCTAAGCTCCATTGGCGTAATTAACCAAGGAATAACCACTATGTCTTATGATAAGCGTAGTAAGGGTGAGTTTTTAAAGCTCATCCGAACTCATCGCGTGCCTGGTAAAGTAACCTTATCAGCAGCGGAAGGGTTCTTCTCAGCTCTGAATTGCCCTCGCTCTCTAACAGCCTACTTACTCCTAAAGTATCAGGAGTATGAACAGCTGGTAGCTCTCGAGTGCGATCCTTTGCACTATAATAGTGCCGAGGAGTTCAGAGATGCTTACGCGGCAACTAAGTTACTTTCGAAGAACAACTTTCTCAAGTTGAACTACGATCGTAAAGAAGTTGCTATGAAAAAGTTCTTCGAATTTGAAGAGCTTTGTAAGCAGACAAACAGGCGCTTCAGAAACTTATCTTTAGACCCTTTATATCGGGGGTCTAATGTGTCACTGCTTCATGCAATGACGCAGAAAATTGATAAGCTTCTTGGCGACTGGACACCTGAGGAGTTCTTCGACCGCGGCCGTTGGGGACCGGGCGTGTCCACTCTCATAAAGGGTGAACATGTTTCGGCCGTCAATAAGTTCCAGTGTGAAACTGGGATAACGCGAGATCTGTATTCCCTCTTGCAGGGGGTATTCCCCCTTGCTTACCCGAGATGGCAGGAACACTTGGAGAATATCCCAAGCTATCCGACCTTCGAGTTGGGAAATGTAATAATCACCGTTCCTAAGGATGCTAAGACGGATCGTGTGATCGCAGTGGAGCCTGGAATTAATTTATGGTTCCAGATTTCACTTGGTCTCATGATACGTCGGCGCCTTCTTAGATATGGGGTCGACTTAAACTCTCAGAGTGCGAATCAACGACTAGCTAAAGTTTCATCGCAAGATGATTCTATGGCTACAGTTGACTTCTCGTCTGCGAGTGATAGCATAAGTAGGAAGGTCGTTGAGGAGTTAATACCTCCACGATGGCTAACTCTACTTGATGCGTGCCGATCACATTACGGCAATCATAACGAACGGCATCGTTTGTGGGAGAAGTTCTCCAGTATGGGGAACGGCTTCACATTCGATCTCGAATCGCTAATCTTTTACACCGCTGCTTCTGTGGTGTGCGAGCATCTAAAAGTGCCCGTTAGGGTTAGCGTCTTTGGGGACGATGTAATACTCCCTAAAGAATGTTATGAGCTCTTTGTTTCCTTCAGTGAGTTTCTCGGGTTTAAAGTAAACACTAGAAAAAGCTTCTCTAGTGGGTACTTCCGAGAGTCTTGCGGTTCTCACTTTTGGAACGGAGTTGACGTTAAGCCTATCTTCTTAAAGGAGATAGCTCAGCACCCCTTTGGGGTATATCGTCTAGCCAACAGTATCCGACGTCTAGCTCATCGTCGAAATGTTATCTTCGGCTGTGATGCTCGCCTAAGACCTGTGTGGAAACTCCTAGTCGGTAGTCTACCTAAATCCTTACGGATCAAGATAGATGATAGATTAGGAGATGGAGGTTTCATCAGTAATTTCGATGAAGTCTCCCCTAGCCGTGCACGGAATGGCATAGAAGGTTACTATGTCTACCATGCGACAAGTGTTGGTGTTGCTCAACACTCTGAGACAAACGGGCTTTTATTAGCTCGTTTGGATGCTCTGTCAACTCTAGAAGACTTTAACACAAGTCTTCTAAGAGACCGTACAGATCACTTGACTTTGAGAGTCGATGACCAACCTCAAAAGGGCAATAACTATACCCTTAGAGGAAGGACAAAGATTACTCTTGCAAGAGGTCTAGTTTCACGGTGGACAGATCTAGGGCCTTGGATTTAAATTCTGGGCTTTGATTCCTTTCATTGCCGGGTTGAAACTCCCCGGCGGTTAAAGGTGGAGGGGTTAATCACCCCCGAACTCGGAG